AACGAGGTGGGATGTACAAGAAAGGTTATTAATGTGACTGAGCAACAAGAAGCTTTTCTAAATGCTTTGTTTGGGGAAGCGCAAGGTAACTTCCGTAACGCTATGAACATTGCAGGTTATGCTCCAACAGAGTATCCTGCTAGACTCATTCGCCAAATGAAGAGTGAGATAATAGAGAGAGCAGAGAATATGTTAGCGGCTAATGCTCCTAAAGCTGTTCTCTCTATGTCAGGCATACTAGATGATCCTAGTGCTTTAGGTAATAGAGATCGTTTAGCAGCTGCCAAAGAAATCCTAGACCGTACTGGTATAGTTAAAACAGAGAAGATCGAACATAAGGGCGTAGCTTCTGCTGTTGTGATATTGCCTCCTCTAGAGGAAGATGATGACACTCAAAAGGATTGATCATGCAAGTCGTAGAAAAATTAAAGCAATTGGTAAAATTCCATACGGATATGATTACCAAGTTGATGAAGGGAATGTGGCGTGGTATCTGCCGAATGAAGGAGTGCTTTGTAAATTCGATGAAGCAATTACTCAAATTCGTGAAGGTAATCACTCTGTACGAAAGGTGGCGGCGTGGTTAGAAAATGAAACTGGTAGAAAACTTTCTGCTACTAGGTTACATAAGTTGGCATGGACTGAAGAAGAGTTGGATGCTAGGAGAAAAACTCGCAGACGTAAATTATCTCCCAAGCAACGAAGAATCGAAGACCTTAAAAACACTGAGAAACAAACCCGAATCAAGGCAGAACAAGCGAAGAGACGATTAAGTAAAGAGTTAGACAATGGTAAGGAGCCAGAAGAATCTATAAACTTTACTGATTCTGTAGAGAAAGAACCTGAAGTTGTTTTCAAGCCAAATCCTGGCCCTCAAACACAATTTCTTTCTGCTAATGAACGTGAAGTTTTCTATGGAGGTGCAAGAGGTGGAGGTAAAACTTATTCTTTGCTAATAGCTCCATTAAGATATGTACATAAACCTGCTCATCGTGCATTGCTTATAAGACGTTCGATGCCAGAACTAAGAGATGTTATATTCCAAACTCAGCAGATATATCGTAAGGCTGAACCAAAAGCTAAGTTTAAGAGTCAAGAGAATACGTGGTACTTTCCAAGTGGAGCTAGAATAGAATTTGGGTATTGCGAAAACTTACAAGATGTGTTAAGATATCAAGGACAGTCCTATTCATGGATTGGCATAGATGAGCTACCACAATATGCTAATTCAGATATATGGCAGTTTTTAAAGTCATCGTTACGTACTACAGATCCTGATATACCTTTGCATATGAGAGCTACAGGTAATCCAGGAAACGTAGGATCGGCATGGGTTAAGAAGTTATTTATAGATCCTGCTGAACCAAATACTAGAATAACTGAGAATATAGAGTATGAGCTAGATGGTAAAATACTGTCAAGCGAAATAACAAGAAAGTTTATAGCAGCATCAGTATGGGATAATCCGTATCTCACACAAGACCAGAGTTATGTTGCTATGTTGGCATCACTACCAGAAGTTAAACGTAAACAGTTTCTGTATGGTGATTGGGATGTAGTTGAAGAAGGTGCGTTTCCTGAGTTTGATAAGACAACGCATACGTGTGATAGTTTTGAGATACCTAAAGGTTGGACAAAGATAAGATCAGCAGATTTTGGATATGCAGCACATTCAGCAATATTATGGGGTGCTGTAGATTTTGATGGTTGTTTGTGGATATATAGAGAGTTGTATGTAAATCGTTTGACAGCAGATAAGTTAGGTCAGATGATTATGGAAGTAGAGGCTGATGATGGTAGAATACAGGATGCATTACTAGATAGTTCATGTTGGGCTAAGAGAGGTGATGTAGGTCCATCAATAGCAGAGACAATAAATAAAGAAGGATGTAGATTTAGGCCATCAGATAGATCACCAGGATCTAGAGTTGCAGGTAAGATAGAGTTACATAAGAGACTGATGATTGATGAAGACACTGATGAGCCTAAGTTAAAGATATTAAAGAATTGTAAGAATTTGATTAGTCAGATAGCAGCATTACCAGTGGATGCCAGAAACCCTGAAGATGTAGATACTAAGTCTGAGGATCATTTGTATGATGCACTAAGGTATATGATAATGTCTAGACCTACGAATATAAGAGTAGCGTATGAGAATACACCTAAACACCGTTACCAAGCATCGGATGCTACGTTTGGATATTAGATGTTTTGGGCATATGCTGGTATGATACTTGGATTAGTACTTATCATCGGTGTATTTGTTTATAGTCATTGGTATTGATATGAAAAAACCTAGAAATTATAAAAAAGAATATGTTAGAACCCAAGGAACTGCTAAAGGTAAACTAGATAGAGCAGGTAGAAATAAAGCTAGAAAGATGCTAAATCCCCCAAAAGGTATGGAGGTACATCATAAGAATGGTAATCCTAGAGACAACAGAAGAAAAAACTTAGCAGTTGTATCAAAGAAATTAAATAGAACCTTGCAGCCAAAAAGGAAAAAATATGGTAGACAAAAATGAACTAAGTGCATTAGAAGATGGTGACACTGAAGAAGAAACCTACGATAACTTAGTTAGTTATGTCAAGGGTAGATATGAACGTGCAAGAACTAGAAGATATACAGATGAAGAAAGATGGGTACAGGCATATAGAAACTATCGTGGATTATATGGCCCTGATGTTCAGTTTACCGAAACAGAAAAGTCAAGAGTATTTATTAAAGTAACCAAGACTAAAGTACTTGCTGCGTATGGTCAGCTTATAGATGTTTTATTTAGTCAGAATAGATTTCCTATTGGTATAGAACCTACAACATTACCTGAAGGTGTGTTAGATACTGTTCACATAGATCCGAAAGAACAGGAACAGGAAGACGCATTAGAGCAAATAAAAAACCAATATGGTTATGCTGGCGATGGTTTAGATATAGAACCTGGCACCACCACAGATATGCTCAAAGAAATGCTTGGACCTTTACAGGAAGACCTAGAAGAATTAGAAGGTCTTAAAGAAGGACCAGGGCAGACACAATCTGCTATTACATTCCATCCATCTATGGTTGCAGCTAAGAAGATGGAAAAGAAAATCAAAGATCAGCTAGAAGAATCTTCTGCAACTAAACATCTAAGACACTCTGTATTTGAGTGTGTGTTGTTTGGTACTGCAATAATGAAAGGTCCGTTTGCTGTAGATAAAGAATATCCAAACTGGGATGAAGAGGGTGAGTATGATCCAATCATCAAAACAATACCAAAGGTAGAGTATACTTCTGTGTGGGATTTCTATCCTGATCCAGATGCATTTAACATAGAAGATGCTACGTATACAATTGAACGTCATCGTTTGACTAGACCACAACTAAGAGCATTAAAGAAACGTCCTTTCTTTAGATCTAAAGCTATAGAAGAAGCTATTGGTTATGGTGAAAACTATTCTCAGGAATGGTGGGAAGATAGTATACAGGATGCTGAAACTGCTTCTGACTTTGGAAACGATGGTCATTCTGCTGGTAGTGGATCTGGTGATGTAGAACGCTTTGAAGTATTAGAGTTCTGGGGTACAATAGATAAAGATATAGCAACGCTACAAGGTTTAGAAATACCTGAAAAGTATATTGATGATGATGAGATACAGATTAACTGTTGGGTATGTAACAATCAGATTCTAAGATTTGTTATCAACCCATTCACACCTAAACGTATTCCTTATGTTGCTAGTCCATATGAGATCAACCCATACAGTTTCTTTGGTGTAGGTCTAGCAGAAAACATGGATGATACCCAAACATTAATGAACGGTTTTATGAGATTAGCAGTTGACAATGCTATCTTATCTGGTAATCTATTGATTGAGGTAGATGAAACAAACCTAGCACCTGGTCAGGATCTTACAGTATATCCTGGTAAAATCTTTAGAAGACAAGGTGGTGCGCCAGGTCAGGCTATATTTGGTACTAAGTTTCCAAACGTGTCAAGTGAAAATATGATGTTGTTTGATAAAGCAAGAGTATTATCAGATGAGTCATCAGGATTACCATCATATTCATATGGACAAACTGGTGTGCAAGGAACAGGTAGAACTGCATCAGGCATATCTATGTTGATGGGTGCAGCCAGTAATTCAATACGCACAGTGATTAAAAATATGGATGACTATATGCTACGTCCAATGGGTGAAGCAATCTTTGCATTTAATATGCAGTTTGATTTTGATCCAGAGATACGTGGTGATCTAGAAGTAAGAGCTAGAGGTACTGAAAGTTTTATGAAGAATGAAGTTAGATCTCAGCGTCTTATTAGTTTCTTACAGATTGCAAGCAGTCCTGTACTAGCACCATTTGCTAAGTTCCCATATATTATGCGTGAGATAGCAGCAACTATGGATCTGGATGTAGATAAAGTAACAAACAATCCTGAAGAAGCATTTAGACAGGCATTGCTATTACAACAGATGCAACAACAAATCGTAGAAGAGAATCCACAACCTCCACAAGGCATTGATCCAACTGGAACAGGTGGTGGTAATATAGGAACTGGTCAAGCACCTGCACCAGGAGAACAAGGATTTGCTACAGGTGGTGGACCCAATGAAGGAACACAACAGCAACAACAACAGGCACAAGCACCTCAAGGTGGTGGACAACAAATACCACCAGAGTTAATGGCTATGCTACAACAAGGAGGTGGTGGTAATGCTTGACGTTAAAACTGCTAGAGAGATTTTACCGTTAGTAAATACACCAGACTTTGAGGAATTGTTTAACTTATACTTAGATTCTAAGAGACACGATGCGCTACGTGTATTAGAACAGAGTGAAGATGAAGTAGAGATATATAGAGCGCAAGGTGCAATCGCCATACTTAAAAAGTTAAGAAGTATGCGTGTAGAAGTACAAACAGTATTAAAAGGAACTTAACATGGCTCGTAGACCTATTGAACCACAAATCAAACAGGATTTAAAAAGAAGAACAGAAGAAGAATTTAAAAAACCTACAGATGCTGTTATAGATCATTTATTAAAAATAATAATAGCAGGTGAAGAAACAAATTTTGACAAAAGAAGTAGAAAAAAATTAAATCCTTATGATACTGTATTTGGATATGGTAGGTTTTTAAAACCTGGTCAACCTGATCCTGAAAGGAATACACCTACCGCAAATAAACCTATAAGTAAAATGACCTTTAAAGAGGTAAAAGAATTTGGTAGAGCATTAGTTAACGCAACTAAAGGAAAAATAAATAGAGGAGAAAAAGGTACTTCAGCAGTAGGTGCATTTCAACTATTAGCAAATAACTATAATACAAATAGCCCAATAGTAGAAAATTTACAGAAACGATTAGGATATAAAGATACTGATATTTTTACTCCTGAAACTCAAAATAAATTAGCTAAAGCATTAATAATAGAAATAGCAAGTAAAGAATTATATAATTATGTAAGAGAACCTTCATCAGAAAATGCTAATGATCTTATTAATAGAATAGGAATAGGTGGTAATGTAATAATTAATCCAAAAACAGGTGAAAAAGTACGAGAAACAGATGGGTGGGAGGGAGTAAACAGTAGTTTCACAGGAAGAAGCACAACAAAAACTCCAAAACTTCCTTTTGGATCAGATGCTGTTGAAAAATTAATTAAAGAATATAATAAAAACCCATTGAGTAAAGATGTAGGTAGAGATATGTTAGTATCTAAACTTTCTACAAGTGGTCAAATGTCTGATTTAGGCTTTTCACCAGATCAATCCGAAACTCAAAGTAATCCTAATGAAGATAGGTTAGATGATAATGTAACTCGTGCTATGGATAGATTTCGTGATATTTTAAAAGATAAAGAAACAATAAAAACTCTTAAACAAATTCAAAATGCTAGAGATCTTTTAGATGTAGTAGGAACAGGTCCGACATCAGGAGTAGTAAATAAATTACTAAAAAGTAAAAACATAGAAAAAGAAGTAGATAAGTTAAATGATAACGATAGCTTTAACATATATAACTATTTACGTGATGCAGTTAATGAAATCATAGGTGTTAAACCAGCAGGTGCAGCTGAAAAAATTAATATAGATGGAATTAAAACTTTACAAGAAAAATTTAAAGACATGACAACTTCAATGGGTCCAGTAATGGATACATCAGAAGATACAAAAAGAAGAATACCTGATCCTGCTATTATTTCAAAAGAAGCAAGAAGTCCTGACATGATTGGAGATACTAGTAGTATAGATGCTCCACTTGTATCATACGGTGGTGATAAAGTTGGTACAGCACCAGAACTTCAAGTTTCAGACATGGGTTCAGGAGATAATCTAGAGGCAACTCAAATTTTATTTGATCCAGAAAAACGAAGGGAAGTTAGAACGAGCATTCAAAGTGGTGATAGTAGAACTGATAGACCTAACAAAATTACAGGAGAACCTCAAGAAAGAAGATCTATGCCCCTAGCTCGTCCTCCAGAAGAAACTGCTGAGTTTCCAGAAAGTGATGATTTTTCACCTAACTATTCTATTGTAGATAGTATCCCTATGGAAGACTTTGATGAGCAAGGTTCTGGTGTTGTAGATAGTATCCCTATGGAAGACTTTGATGAGCAAGGTTCTGGTACTCTTGGGGATGATAACCCTGAATTTCCAGAAAGTGATGATATGGTTTCGTCCACTTCTTTCTTTGCAGATGAAGCTCAACCTATGGGTGGTGAATTTGAAGGGGATGATATAGATGCTGGAAGTGGTCCTGTAGATTTCTCATTTATAAAAAGTTTATTCTCAGGTGGGTTTGATGGTAGAAATTCTGAATCAGAATTAAATATAGATGCAGATTATTTTTATGATGAAGTAAACCCTGTAGGTGGTGAAGCTGATCCTGATGATGATGTACTTAGATTTGATGAAGGTGGTACAGCAGACTTTGATGGTAAGAAAGAAGAAGATGATAATGAAGGTGATCCACCACCATTAGCTAAACCAGAAGAAGTAGCTGATGATATACCTGCAATGTTGTCAGAAGGTGAATACGTACTACCTGCTAATGTTGTAAGGTATTTAGGACTAGAGCGTATTATAGATATGCATCGTCAGGTATTATCAGAGATAAAACAGATGGAAGATCTAGGTATGATCCAGAATGTTGATAAGAATGGTGAGCCTGAAGAAGATGACAAAGAGATGAAGTTCTTAGAACCAGAAGAAGGTGAAGAGGCTGTATCTAAAGGTACACTTATTATTGCATCTTCTAAACCAAAAGGTATGATGTGTCCAGAGCCATTAAAGTTTATGGATGGTGGAATGGGGGATCCTGGAGGAAAAAGTAATGAAGCAGAAGCAACAGATGCAGCAGCAGCCGCAGATGCGGCTGGTATAGGTAGAGATACGGCAGAAAAAGAGAAAGATAAAGACAGAGATAAATCATTAGATAGTGGTGATGAAAATGATAATTTAGATCCTAAAGATTTTGGAAATTTTACAGAACTTGATATGTCATTTGCTACAAGTCCTAATCGAGGAACTGGTACTGCTCAAGACATTGCTGAACAGACTATGTATGGTATAGGAAAATTTGGTGAAGATGTTTTAGGAATTGAAGTTACTGAAGAACGTGCTAGAGAAAGAGAAAAAGCAGAAGCAGAAGCAAGTCAACCTGGAGATTCAGAGATGGAGTTAGATGGTAAAATAGATGATAAAGACATAAAAGTAAATAAGGTAAATGAAGTAATAGCAGACCTTAAAAATAAGAATGTATATATACCTGGAGTTGGTTATTATCCTCTTCCAAGTTTAATGTCACCTCAAGATACTACAATAGTGTGACATAAGTATGGGCTACCTTCTACCCTTTTCATGGTGAAAAGCTACTAGATGCCCCCGAAAGAAAGAAACTAAAATGGAATTAGTACAACAAGAAGTAAAAACTGCACCTATGAATACACGTTATAAAAGAGAATCTATAGAAGAAGTAGACAAAGAAATAGAAGAACTAGAAGCTCAACGCAATCAAGAAGAAGCAGAGCCAGAAGAAAATCTAGAACCAGAAGAAAAAACATTCAAGAAAAGGTATGGAGATCTTAGAAGACACTCTCAACAGTTACAAGAGCAACATAGTGATGAGATACGTAAGCTTCAGGAACAGGTAGAAAGCTTAACACGTAAGCAGGTAAAGTTGCCTAAATCTGATGAAGAGTTAGAAGAATGGACAGAAAAGTATCCTGATGTTGCTAAGATAGTAGAAACTATTGCAACAAAGAAAGCTGTAGAAGCTCGTAAAGATGTAGAAGAAAAACTTAAATACGTTGATGAGTTAAAGACTAAAGTACAGCTAGAGAAAGCAGAGAGTGAGTTAGAGAAGCTACACCCTGATTTTGCAGAGATAAGAGCAGATCAAGAGTTCCATGATTGGGTTGCAGATCAACCTAAATGGATACAGTCAGCATTGTATGAAAATGATAACGATCCTAGAGCTGCTGCAAAAGCAATTGATCTATATAAGTTAGAAACTAAAAAAACTAACAAAACTAAGTCAAATAAAGATGCAGCCAAGGCAGTTTCTAAAACTTCTAGATCCAGTGAACCTGCAAATCAAGATAGAAATGTATGGTCAGAGTCTAGAGTAAAAGGTCTTAGCAGTCAAGATTGGGATAAATTTGAAGAAGCTATCTCAGAATCTGTAAGAAATGGTACATTTGTGTACGATTTAACTGCTGGTGCTAGATAAAGTTCTTGACAAATTAATTCAAATGTGATATACTATATACAATTATAAAACTAGCTGATGACTAAAAACATTGGCTAGTTCCTTTTAGGAGCCTCTTTATAGACTACCTCCTGTTTACGCTAACTCTAAACATATCAACTACCTACAATCGTTAGGCCAGGATTATCCTCACCCTAAAGATGTAGCCTTGAAACTGTCAAAGTTGGCTCGTTTCGTAATAGCCGAAAGGAGATAACCAATGGCTTTTAAGACTGCAACTGGTTATGGAAATCTACCTAATGGTAACTTTTCTCCTGTAATTTACAGTAAGAAGGTACAATCAGCTTTCCGTAAAACTAGTGTTTGTGAAGATATAACCAACAGTGATTACTTTGGTGAAATATCTAATTTTGGTGATACAGTGCGTATCATTAAAGAACCAGAAATAACAATTTCTGAATATGCAAGGGGTACGCAAGTAACTCCTCAAGACCTACAAGACGATGACTTTACTCTAGTCGTTGATAAAGCTAACTACTTTGCTTTTAAAATCGATGACATTGAGGAAGCTCATTCTCATGTAAACTTTGAGTCAATGGCTAGTGATCGTGCTGGCTATCGTCTAAAAGATCAATTTGACCAAGAAGTTCTAGGTTACTTGACAGGTTTCAAACAAGCTACAATTAGCTCTGTTGCTGGAACTGCAAGAGTAGCTGCTGATAAATCAGGTACTGATCCTATTGCAGGAGCAGCTGCTAATGGTTTACTAGCTTCTATGTTAATTGCTCGTAATAGCTTTGTTTCTGGTGGTGCTGCTACCGACTCAATTGCAACGCATCCTGACGGATCTACTGGTGAAGCAACTCCCTTGGAAGTTCTAAACCGTATGGCTCGTTTACTCGATCAACAAAATGTTGACCGTGATGGACGTTGGGTTGTTGTTGATCCAGTATTCGCTGAACAGCTTAATGACGAAAACTCCAAACTATTAAACAGTGATTTTGCTTCAAGTGATCCAGACATTCTTCGTAATGGTCGTATCATTTCTGGCATGATCCGTGGTTTCAGAGTTTATATGTCTAACAACCTACCTTCAGTAGGAACAGGACCAGCTACCATTGATACTAATGGTTCAAGCGCACATTATGGTGCAATTGTTGCTGGACATGATTCTGCTGTTGCTACGGCTTCTCAAGTAGAGAAGGTCGAAACTTATCGTGACAATGACAGCTTTGCTGACATCGTTCGTGGGTTACATTTATATGGTCGCAAGGTTCTTCGTCCTGAAGCACTAGTTCGCGCTCACTATAATATTGCTGGTTAAGGGAGAATAGACAATGGCTACTTTTGACCTTACCGCTTCATCTACTTCTGGTGTTGGTGCAGATAGTTCTGCTGTAATGCCAGCACATTATGGTAACAATGTAATGTACAATGTCGAGGCTTATCTCGATGTAGCTGCATTAATTACTGCTGGTAATACAATAGCTGATGGAGATATCTTTCAGTTACTAGAAATACCTGCTGGTACATTGGTGCTTAATGCTGGTGCTGAAGTTATGACAGCTTTTACTTCAAGTGTAACTGCTGACGTTGACTTTGCTGCTGGTGATGATATAATTGATGGAGCAGACGTTACTTCTACTGGTTATTGTGCCAAAGGAACTAACGGTCAAACCAATACGGTTGTTGGCTCTGCTGCTTCAACTTATACTCAATTTGTATCTACTACTGATACTATTGATGTTTTGTTAGCAGGAGCAGCCGCTGCTGTTGGTGTACTACGAGTATATGCTACTTGTATTAATTGCAACGCAAATGGGAAGTTTCCAACTGCTGCTGCAAGAGATGCCTTGGCATAATAAAGTATTGTGGGGTAGTTCTGTATTGGGGCTACCCCCTTCTTTAATTTGGGTGAGATATGGCTACAACATTCTTAACATTAGTTAATGATACATTAAGACGTTTAAATGAAGTTGAATTAACTGCAACTGATTTTCCAAATGCTACAGGCTTTCGCGCACAAGTTAAAGATGCAATAAATTCTGCAATACAAGAAATATCTCAGAGGGAATTTGAGTTCCCTTTTAACTTTACTGCTGGTTCTTTGACACTGGTAGTAGGTACACAAGAGTATGCATTAGAGTCCGACTTTAAAATAGCTGATTGGGATTCTTTTAGAATTAACTATGATTCAGATAATAATTA